CAAGAAGGTGGAGGACAAAAAGCTGAAGTCGGATTGCCGTTTCCTGCTGAACGTGCTTAACTACGACATGACCGACATCTTCCAGGTAATGGGCATCGATACCTCCGGCGGAAAGTTCTGTTTCCCCGAGCAGAAGGAAACGGACACGAAAACCGAAATGACTGTCCTCTCCACCCTGAAAAGGGACTTCAACCTGCCCATCGATGACGATTTCCTCTATGAAAAGTTCGGCATAGAGAAACCGAAGAACTACAAGCAGCTGAAAGCGGAAGCCGCCCAAAAGGCACAAACACCGGTCTCACCCGTTCCGCCGGAAGGCAAAAAAGAAAAGCCCGAAGAAAAGCCGGACAAAGAGGATGAAGCCCCCACGGGGAGACAGAAAAGGAACTTCATGGCGTGGCTGAAGAGTTTTTTCGACCACGCCCCGCACAAAGACGGGGCGGCTTTAGAGTGGTAGTCGACACCCTTTACCGGGATGCCGCAGGCGAGGTATCCTCCGGTTTCACCTTTGACCGGGACGTACTGGAGGCGTTCGTGCGCCGCATCTACGAAAAGGACTTCCACCCCATGACGGACATCGAGCTTCAGATGTTCCGTGCCGTCTGGGATACGCTCGACATCGCCACCGACAAAGGGTTCGGAAAGCGTCCGGCGGATGATCCGGACCATGACTTCTACGAGGAACTGAAACGAAACAACGCCGTGTTCTCCGCCTTCAAGGTACACCGGATGCAGAACGACATGGCCGCGCTGCTGCTCGATTCGAACGGCGTTTTAAAACCGTTCGAACGGTGGGCGAAAGAGGTCATGCCCATTGCGGACCATCAAATCTACCAGTGGCTGGAGACCGAATACGATACGGCGATAATCCGGGCACACCAGGCCGCCGACTGGCGACAGTTTGAACGCGAGAAGGACGTGCTGCCCAACCTGAAATGGATACCGTCCACCTCACTGCATCCGGGAGCCGACCACCGCCGGTTCTGGGGAACGATACGGCCCATTGATGATCCTTTCTGGAATAACCACCGGCCGGGCGACCGCTGGAACTGCAAGTGTTCCCTCTCATCCACGGACGAGGAGCCTACTCCCCTACCCGATTCCGATCCCGCCGACAAGCCGCAGGACGGGCTGGAGAACAATCCGGGTAAGGACGCCAGACTGTTCTCGGACAAACATCCGTATATGGCCGAGGCCCATACGGGAGCCAAGGAAGCGGTGGACACCTTGACAAGACGGATAAACGAAATGATGGCGGAAATGCCGGGTAACCTGACGTATGAAGAAAAGAAGGCCATCGCCATGCATAACCTTGAACTGGAAAAAGTTCTCGGGATCACCAAAGGCAAGCCCATGAGCGTGGAAGAGGCGGACAAGCAGAATGCGAACCCAAAGTATGTTAAAAAATTCATACCCAATCCGGCAGGAACATATATGGATAAAAAAGGCAACAGGCTAAGCCTTAATCCCGCTTACAAAAAAAGCCATGAAGTATATGCTAATAACTGCCAGACCTGCTCACCGGCATATATGTTACGTCTGCGGGGATTCGATGTGACGGCCAAAGGAAAAACGCCCGGCTCCTTGTCCGAATATTTGAGCCGACAGCATTCTTTTGAGGCATGGTTAAACGCTGACGGAACAGCCGCGAAACCGGTACTCACCCATGACTGGATGCTTTCAAAAGGCTACAAGAGCATGACGGAAAAACGCTACAGGGAATATTTCGAGGAGGCATGTAAGGAAGAAGGGGTTTATATTCTTACCATCGGCTGGAGAGGTGGCGGCGGGCACGCAACCATTTTGCAACGTTTTGCAGATGGAGGATTGAAATACATAGAACCGCAGGTTTATGACGAGAAACTCGGAGCAAGAAGAAGTATTGATGAATTATGCGGTTCGGGAGCGACCCAACCCATAAGAACAAGAGGAATACTCAGGATAGACAACAAACTATTCAATGTCAATTTCAGCGACATCTTCGACGTTGGCAGTATATAAACCGATAAAGTCGAACACCTCCGGGCCGCAGACTTCCACCGCCTGATTATCCTTATACAGGTAAAGGCAGGGATAACCGGCATCTATATCATCCGGGAGGACAAACAGCCATGCTTCCTGTCCCTCATGATTGCCGAGATATTTGAAGTGGCGACCATACTCATTGATAAGGTGCTGCGCTTCGCTAATTACTGCTTCAGGTATGTTCATAAAAAGATAGTTTTCACAAAAGTACGGTTTTTATTTGAAAGGACAACAATAATATGGATATAAAAGATTTTTCAGCCTTGCTCAAGGCCAAGCAGAAAGAACTGGACACGCTCATGCGACGCAAGCTGCCCGTCAAGGTGGGACGCATGGCCAAAGACCATTACCAGGATAACTTCCGCAAGGGAGGCTTTGTTAATGGCGGCCTGCAGCGCTGGCCGGTGACAAAACGCCAGCAGTCCGGCTCCAAGTCTGCGGCGGCAGGTTACGGCCCGCTGCTCTCACGGCGTAACCACCTTTTCAAATCCGTCAAGTACACTCCGTCGGACTACCGCGTCAAGGTGGCCAACGACGTGGAATACGCCCCGCTGCATAACTGGGGAGGCGAGACACATCCGACCGTGACACCCCGGATGCGGAAGTTTGCATGGGCGATGTATTACAAGGCGGCAGGTATACGAAAAAAGGCCGCCAAGGGGAAAAGAAAGGGAAAAACAAGGCAACGGGAACTGCCGCCGGAAGCCGGTATGTGGAAAGGGCTCGCCCTTACCCGGAAGAAAAAGCTGAAGGTGAAAATCCCCCAACGCCAGTTTATCGGTGAAAGCGCGGAATTGAACAAACAAATCAGACAAACCGTCGAAACGGAAATAAGGAACATTTTAAAATAAACAACATGGAAGAACTGTACATCGCAATCCTGGAAAGGATAAAAAATGAAATGCCGGAAATAGCCTACATCGACGAGGACTACGGCCAACTGGAAGGAATGGATTCGGAAAACGAGGATTTTTATCCGGTGACGTTTCCATGCGTACTGGTGGGAAACACCGAAGCGGACTGGAAAGACATCGGGCTGGGAACGCAGGCGGGGGAAATAACATTGACCGTCCGGCTGGGCATCGACTGTTACCACGATACCCACATCGGAAGCGGAACGACCGGGCGTATCAAGGAACGTATGGAAATGGCCGGGAAACTATACCGGACACTGCAAAACTTCCAGTTCTGCCGGAACATGGACGAACTGGTCAGAGTCAAAAGCCGGGACTATACCCTGCCCGGAAACATCAAGGTGTATGAATTTGTGTTCTCGTTCAGCTATCGCGATGAATCTGCGCTATTGGATAGCCGGCATCGTCCGTGAACAGGGAAAGCTGTTTGAAGGTCAAACGGGGCGCACGGACTTTGGGGACCGGGTGGATATCCGGATCGACCTTGCTGCGTTCACGGATAATGGCCATGATGCGCTCCTCCGACAAAAAGAACTCCTCGGAAAGGATCTTCAGGGCACGGTCGAAGCGGACGCTCTGCGCCTCCGTCCAATAATAGTAGCGGCGGCACAGGGCTTCATCCCGTTTTCTGATCAGCTGTTTATCTCTTCCTTTGGCCATAGAATCAATGTATTTAATACAAAAGTACAGTTTTATGCCGTATTTTACGGCGGCATCGGCTTTTAAGTTTGTTTGGAACAGACGGTTTTTAAGTTTGTTTAAACCAATCTCCCTAAAAAACAAGCGGCGGGACAGCTTTTTGTTCCGCCGCTTGCTAATTATTATCCGGTTATTTCGTCGATTCCAACCGTTGCAACCGTTTCAAGTGGTAAACCACCGCCTCGAAAAACTCAAGACTTCTCTCACTTTGCCGTTTTTTGGCTCTGCTTCTCAATCGTGGGATTTGTTCCTTGATAATTTCCGCCATTCCTTCGGCATCTTTGATACACTGTGCTATGCTTGGCACAAGTCCCATCTGTTTTATAAACTGTTCCATATTTATTCTTCGCAATATTTAAATTCTCCCGACAAGACTAATACCGGCTTTGTTTTTCCCATCACCCATTCGCCCCTTTGGTTATTTTCGCCTTCCGGAGGTTGAATTATCCGATGGATGCTGTTTGGCGTTAAATCGGAAAACTCCACTCCGAACGCTTTACAATGAGTTATCATTATACTACGAGTTTTTTTTCAGCCCTTTACATTTATACACTTTCGAAATATCCTTTTCGGCTATGGTAATAGTCCCTAAATGATAGGATTTGCCGGTCAAACCGCATTGAGCACATTTATATGTGTCGTATGCTTTTCTTTTTCCTTGTGTCACCAAATTTGTTTTTTCCCATCGGTGACCACCTTCATTCAAATTAAATACTCCCATTATATAATACGGTTGACCTATACACCATAAGGTTCAATTATTTTTATAAAACCGCCTTCTCTCCCGTATTTGTGATAACATGGGAAAGAAGGCGATTTTTATTTTCCCGTATGCCTCCGCAACTTTCCACTCTTATGTGGCGTCTTCCGGCACGTAAGCCGACACATACGTTGTTACCTCGCACGACACGATGACGCGCCCCGAACCTTTGCACTGGGGGCAAGCTTCACCGTCTTTCACGCCTTTTCCCTCACAGACTTTGCACGCCACGATATGCGGCGGGATTGTTCGCTCACGTTTGGGACTAAACTTTTCCACAATGGCCGGTTGCGATGCTTCCGGCTGTTTTACCTGTCTCCTTTTGAATCTTTCTAAAATGCTGTTCATACGTTTTTGAGTTTTCATTGTTCTTCTTTCCATTCAACTGTCACGACCGCCTTCAGACGTTTGTTCCCTTTACACACGGGGCAATCCTGTTTGACGCGCTCCCCGTAATCATCCACTCCCCAGAACCAGCCGTTGCCGTGGCAATAACTGCAGGGGAAGCCGCCGAACTCGACCCGTTCGACAGGACACTCTTTCGGGAAGAGCGGCGGCTGGATCAATAGCGCGTGTTGTTGCTTGCTCATGCCTCTGTCATTCCTAATGGTATCGCTATCCATGCCCCGTTATCGTTCTTGACCTCGGCCCGGATGAACTGTTTGCTGATGGCCGGCTGGTAGGCTTCCTCGATGATCTGCACGCCTTCCATGAAACGCTCGTTTCCCGATTCCTCGGCTATCTTGCGAAGCTGGACGATACGACTTGCCTTCAGCGTTCCTTGCGCGTTACGGG